CCATCAGCAACAGCTTGACACTGATGTCACTGTGGCGACAGGCACTAACGGCCTGTGCGCTGGCACACTGACTGTGGCGTCAGGCGTAACCCTAACAGTCGCCTCTGGGGCGGAATTGGTGATAGCATGAGTACATTACGAGCAGATACCATTCAGAGTACAGGCGGCGGTGCGGCTACGCTGACCGATCAATATGCGGCGAAGGCTTGGGTCAATTTTAATGGCACAGGCACTGTGGCAATTCGTCAAGGAGGTAACGCATCGAGCCTTGTAGATGAAGGCACTGGTGATTACACGGTAAGTTTTACGACTGCGATGACTGATGTAAATTACTGCACTAATGTCACCTCAGACAGTAGTTCAAAAACTGCGGCGGCAAGATCACCAACAACCTACGCATTAGGCACAACTTCTTCAATTAGAGTAAGTGTTTATAATAATGCGGCTGGTTCTCATCAGGACTGTGCCGTACTAAATGTTTCTGTTGTTCGCTAAAGGAGCCTAACATGAGTTTAATCAAAACAGACGCAATACAGACTCTTGCGGGTAAGCCTATCGTAAACAGCACTGGCTCTGTGTTGCAGGTAAAGCAGACAGCAAAGAGTGACACATTTTCAACCACAAGCAATTCATTTGTTGATGTTACAGGGCTTTCTACAAGCATTACCCCATCCGCATCAACAAGTAAAATAATGGTGGAGTTTCATATCGGCGCACATACCACAAGCATTGCCTCTGAAGTTCGTTACAAAATAGTTAGGGGTAGCACTGATATTGGTCTTGGAGATAGCGGCAATGGAACCCAATGCACGACTGGTGCTACAACAAATGCCACTCGCGGGGAAGGCATAAGTATGAAGTTTTTAGACAGTCCTTCAACAACCTCTGCGACAACGTACAAAATACAGGCAAGCGTATCTGGCGGTGCCACTTTGGACATTAACAAACGTAGTAGCACTTATAGTGCAATCAGCACAATTACGGTAACGGAGATTGCAGGGTAATGGCGAACGGAAAAATTAAAGCAGATACCCTTGAACACAGCACCGCAGGGTCGCTGGATACGCAGTACGTTGTGAATGGTAGTGCGAAGGCTTGGATGTCCCTTAATGGTGCTGACACTATTGCGATTAGAAACAGCCTAAATATTTCATCTGTGACGGATAGTGGCACAGGCGATTATTTACACAGCTTCACCAACAACTTTGATGCGGCTGATTATAATCAACAAAACAATGGTGATGCTTCAGATGGTGTCAACTGCGGTGCTTCAATTACGCAAACATATTCCTCTTCTTCTTCCAGAAGTAGATACTACAATGCTAGTTACACCGTATTTGATGCGGTATTAGCATCGGTTGCAAACAATGGAGACCTAGCATAATGCAGACACCTGAGTTTCAAGGCACACACCTATTTGACCGCTTATGTTGGGCAAAGGAAAACCTAGAAGGTCATCAGTCTGACTATCGCGTAGTGTATGAGGACAGTGTAGATGAATGTGCAAAGATACTGGTTCCTGACCCTAACTGGATGGCGTGTGCGCTACAGGGCGGTATCTTGCCTCCTGTCGAAGTGTATTGGGAGTTAGCAAAGGATGAGGCAAAGCCTGACTTTGTGAAGCACACCAGAGGGCATTTACTGCACAACACAAAGCCCATTGAGGCGATGACCGAAGAACAGGCTATTGAATACCTGATTATGAAAGACTGCCCCGCCTCAGTGTGGCGCACTTACAATAAAGGCAATAAGCAGAAAATGGTTATCTGCCGCAAAGACCAATTACCCGCCACAAGAGAGTGGCGCAATGCTTGGAAGATCAGCGATGATCTGTCCATAAACGCAAAAGCCGCATAGGAGATATACCAATGGCTACGACTTACATCGTTGATAAAGACAACAACCAGATTGACGCTTCCACTGCAACAGTTCCATCAGACCGCCACTTTCGCGGCGCGTGGGTGCTGGACGGCACTGTCATTTCCGAAGATATGGACTCGGCAAAGGTTATCTTTAAGGATAAGGTGCGTGAATCTCGCAAGCCTTTACTTGAAGAAAAAGACGTGGAATTGATGAAGGCGTTAGAGTCTGGCGCAAGCACCACAGACATTGCCACGGCAAAAGACGCACTGCGTGACGCACCCGCCGCATCGGCTATTTCATCTGCAAGCACCATTGCGGAATTGAAGGCGGCTTGGGATACTAGCGTATTGGGCGACTCACCATACTAAAGGAGCCGATTGATGGCTAAGGATAAACTCACCGAATACTCGGCAACCAACGCATCAAACGATGTCATAGGCGATATTTCTGTGGCGGAAGGCATGTTGCCCTCCGCAGTCAATAACGCGCTTCGGGAGCAGATGACGCACCTGAAAAACTTCTCTGACGGCACTGACGCGATTGATGCTTTGGCGGTGGATAATCTAAAGCTAGACGGCAACACAATTTCGTCCACAGATACGAATGGCGACATAAGTTTATCGCCAAATGGCACTGGGGATGTAGTCGTTGCATCAGACAATCTATTAATAAGCAATGTTGGTGGCGTGGGCGTAAACTCAACAGACAACATTTTTATCAACGCAACAAACACTGGGATAAAACTACTGGATGATGAAGCCTCTGTAATCCCGTGTCAGTCTGGCGGTTCAAACAATGACAACGCTTTAGACTTAGGTTTTTCTACTGTTCGTTGGAAAGACCTCTACTTATCAGGCGGTGCTTACATAGGTGGTACTGCGGCGGCTAATGCGCTGGACGATTATGAGGAAGGCACTTGGACGCCTACCGTTTCAAATTCATCTGGGTATGCCGCACAAGTGGGTAGATATACAAAAGTTGGTCGGCTTGTTACACTACAGTTTCAAGTACAGTGGACACAATCAGGCACTACTTTTGGAATACTGTCAGGATTCCCATTTACTATAGATGATGTAAGTAGAATTACGATTGTTGGGCGTGAATATAATTCTGCTGGTTTTTTAATTCAAGCAAACACACAAGTCAGCACAACACAGTCATATTCGTTATGTAAATCAGATGGCACGTCAACTGCTGTAAATGGGCAATCCTATGGATGGGGTGCGCATTTTTCTTACATTACTTAACCCACTCAGCGATTGGGTCAGACAGTCCAGACATAGGAGATAAAAATGTCACTCACAGAAGAAACAGTAGAAGATAAGATTGAAGTAGTTGCCAATAAGTCTGTGCAAATACGCACCGCAACGGTCATCAAGCGTGATGGTGTTGAGATAAGTCGCAACTTTCATCGGCACACTGTAGCACCAAGCACACTAACAGGCCGCACTTATAATAACGATGGCACTATTAATGCTAATGGCACTTGGGCAGACACAGACATATCTGGCGAGTCAACAGAGGTGCAAGCCATCTGCAATGCAGTGTGGACTGACGCAGTTAAGACTGCTTATCAGACAGCAATGGATGCAAACGAGATATAAATGAACGATGCCGACATTGATTACGCCGCCAGTGCCGCAGGGATAAGTAGCCCGATCTGGTTACCCGCGCTGAATGAATGGATCACGCTGGTGCTTGGTGTCGGTGGTTTGGTTTTGCTTGGCATCCGCATTTGGATGAACCTAAAGAGAGGCTGACATGATACCCCTGACAATCATCGATGCGATAACCATCACTTTGTTGATCGTCATCATCATCCAGAACAGAAAATAATGATGAATGATCCACGCTTTTTTATTGTTTGTGTTCATTGGGTCGCAAGCAGATAAGAGGCTTGTTAGCAACGATATGTATTTTAAGTCGCTGAATGATTGCACTTGGTATGCACAAACACTTCACAAGCAGGGGTCGCAGATCACAGCCTATTGTCTGCCAGCCACGGTTTCACAAGATGTAAAGGTATATTGATATGGAACCGATCAGCACTGCATTAGCTGGGATCGCGCTTGTTAAAGGGGCGACAGATGCAATCAAATCTGCCATTGGCACCGCAAATGATATAAGCGATATTGCGACCTACATAGATCAATTATTCACCGGAACTGACCAATGCCAACGTGAACGCAATAAAAAGTCAGGCGTTGGTGCTATGGACGGCATCGGCGGCGTTGCAACAGAAATGATTGATGCAAAGCTGGCACAAGAAAAAATGTATGAAGTGTCTGTGCTGGTCGATCTCAGGTTTGGTTCAGGCACTTGGCGATCCATCGTCGAAGAACGCGCACGCCGGATACAGGCACAAAAACAACATGAAAAGCAGATCGCTATTGAAAAGGCCGCGCAACGTAAAGAAATCTTTGATGGTCTGACTATGCTGTTCTATTTAGTTATGGGCGTTGTTGCATTCGGGTTAATTGCGCTGGTGGCGTTCAAGGCATACGCGGCTGATCCAAAGATGACAACGTGCAGACTAGCGGCGATGGAAAAGTTGTCAAACACAGAACTGTTGTGCTTTTACCAAGGCGCAAACAACACAGAGGAGTCGCACACCTCCGAGGTGTATCTGGGTTGCCAACGACAATATAAATGTAAGTACAACCCGAAGCCCAAGGGCATGAGTCTTAAAGACACGATGCAGAGCATTCGGGACGCGATGAAGTAATGTCCACCACCACGGGACTGATTGGTGAGTACATCGCCGCCGCCTCGATAATGGAAAGGGGCTGGCGGGTGTCGATGGCACAGCAGGATAAGGTTGACCTTGTGGCGTGGTATGACAATGAGTTCCTGCGGGTGCAGGTTAAGTC